CCACGAACTCTCAAATGAACAAGATAAACTTGCTTAATAATATCAGCGAATCTTCTACGAAGTCTTCTATTTACTCTCTGGAACGAAACTTCTTCCATGTTAGCTTGTTCAATACCGACGTTGTAACTGTTACCACCAGTTTCATCAGATTTCCATCTTGCTTGAGGAATAAACAAACCGTCCATGACTTGCTTCTGGAACATCCAGACGTCCTGGAGCTGACCATCAAAAGTAGAACCAGAAGCGAATGTTTCAACAGTAGAACCGTTACCAGAGTCATCCTTCTGGAAGAAGAAGTCTTCTGTCATAGCCTGAGTATTTTTAACAGAGTTAATCATACCAGTAGCATTGTCAATAGTCAAATTCTTACGATACTTGTTACGAATTTCCTGAACATAGCTAGCAGCATCAGAACGTGGCATACGACCAGTATAAATGTTAAATACACGGTGTTCAGTAGCACGAGTAATTCTGTAAACTGTTAAAGCATCTTCAATATTTCTTAATTGGTTCAACGGTCTGATAGAACGTTCCAAGTGGCCACGAATATCATTTCTATTAGTCCAAACAAGCGGATATCTAGCATAAGCAATCTGATTTGGCAAGAATTTTCTTACTTCAGATGTCTTATCTTGCTGTTGGTTGAAATAATTAATGTTCTGGATATAGCCGTTGATATTATCAGAATCCTTGTCGTAAATAACAATCATTGCATAAGGAGCAAGGGTGTTAATACCAACAACTTTGTCACCTGCATCATTAAGGCAGATTTCCCAGAAAAGTTCTGCATCAACGAGCCATTTGTAATAATAATCCCAAATATTTTCTTTACCGATTACGCAATCGATAATATAATCGAATTCCATTTTTAAAGCTGCGAATTCAGTTGCACTAAATTTGCTCTTGAATGGTTCTTCGATATCAAACATAGCAACATTACCAAGTGGGTCTGGACATACAGCTTCATCGGACATAATGTTAAGTGCTTTACCGATGAGCGGGTACATAGCCATAGAACGATACCAAGAAACTTTCTGGTATTTGTTGGTAAATAATGTTTCAAAAACAATGTTATTTTGGTCATAAGGTTGGGCTGGGTCTACATATCCTTGATTGTTATATGCATTAGCCAATGACGACCAGTCAATAGTATCTTCACCTTTACCGTAAGAATTTCTTGCGGCTTCTCTTTGGCGAAGTTCACTGTGTTCGGGAGCTGTTTTTAAAAATTCAGATGAGAATGGGTTTAAAAAAGATAAATTCATAATTATTAGACCTTAATTTTTTGTTTTATTTATAATATTTATATATTAATCTTGCAATTTGTGAAAATTAAGCCGACTCTTCTATAAATAATTATATACAAATATTTCGTGAGTGAGTGAAACTTTTGTTTATTAATGTTTATTTATGTTTATAGGAGAAATTATTTATGGCTAAATATTCTACGCCAGGTATCAGATTTACCGAGATTGATAACTCAATCCGTACAGAATCATTGCCAGGTATGGGCATTGGCGCTATCGTTATGAAGTCCAACAAGGGACCGGTTAACCAGCGTGTTGTTACCAGAAACTACAATGAATTTACGGAAATTTTCGGTGAGCCTGAAACTTTGACCGACTACGGTCATTTCGCTGCTGAAAATTATTTTGCAAATTCTACGCAGCTTTTCTCTGTTCGTGCAACAATGGGTGACGAACAGTATTCGCAGATTCAGTTCACTTATAATGGTGCACCTGTAACTGCACAGAACACATCCAATGACACAGCTAAGTTGCTTTATGTCGACAACCAGGGTGATAACAATCTCCGTCTTTTGGACCCGCTTGATAAGGTTACAAACTACACTAGCTTGATTTCTGGTGGTGACTGGACAGAAAACGCAGACTCTGTTTCTGGTTTTAGTGTTAAGCAGAAGGCATATTATGGTGAATTCCATGACATTATTTCTGAAAGTGATGATTTGATTATCTTCAAGTCTAAGAATGATGGTTGGGAAGGCAATATTGCTGAAGAAGGTTATCACGTAATCTATCCTAAGAAGGTTGATGTTGAAGGAAATGCTCCAGTTCTCGAAACTAAGTTGTTAATCAATGACGAAGGTTGGGAAGCTTCTGCTTCTAAGAGCGATGTTAAGATTGAAACTGAAGTTAAGAGCGATACTAAGTTATATAAAGTTTCTGTTTCTGTTCCTGAAAAGTATACTTTGGATGGTAAGAGACAGACAATTCAGTTCTATGGTAACGCTAGTGCTGTTTCCAGCTGGTCTGCTGATGGTATTGATGCTTATAAGGACATTTTCGTAAACGGTGCTGAAAACTTCTATGGTGATTTCAGCGGTTCTTGGACTGAACCAGAACTTGATGGTTACGGTTATGTTGAAGCACAGCGTATGGAAATCATGGACTGGGACGACCCTGATTTGCCAAAGACTTACTACGTCGATAGCGATTCATTCAATGAAACTTGTAAGCAAGCTTATGGTTTGAAGTATACTGAATTCGCTAGTGTTGACCCGAGCTATGCTCTCATTGGAGAACATCCAGTTATCACTGACGCTCCGGGTGAAATGAAGAGATGCTTTATCAACCCAGTTTCTGCAATGTATATGAACACTGTAGAAATCTATGATAATAAGGGTAAGAAGACTGGTTCTCAGACTTACGGAGATAATGATGACCAAGATTGGCTTTGTGTATACGAAGATGGTGAAACTGTTATTCCGTCTCGTACTCCGAAGAAAGTCATTATCGATATGTTAGACCAGAATGCATGCAGTGATATTTCTGATATCAACAGCTACTACTATGTTAGATACTACGATATCGCTTCTGATTCTATTGCAGAAAAGATTATTAAGGAAGAACCAAAGGTTATCGCTGATAGTGAACACAATGAAGAATTCCTCTTCTGGTTATTCGCTGAAAAGGATTCTAACAAGTTTACCAAGGCTTCTGTCTATATCGCTGGAACAACTGATATGATTGCATTACCATTGAAGAAGGACCACAGATATGAAAATGAAGAAGATGGAACTGTTACAATAATGAATAATATTGTTGCTCAGCCTTCGTCTTTCATCTTCAACTCTGTTGATAAGACTTATGCTGATGGTTATACAATTAAGACTGAATCTGAAGATGAACCGGGTAATGGTGACGTCGAAAGATATCGTTCTAACTTCGTAGATCAGTTAGTTATTACTTCTATTGGTCCTGGTGAATATGGTGATGATATCGGTATTTCTATCATTACAACTGAATGTTCTGAAATTCCGGCATTACAGCACCAGAATGCATTCAACTGGAAGTATGCTTATGACGATGAAGACCAAGTTGATAAGGATTCTACTGACTTCAATAGCAATCCGCTTAACTTGACTTGGAAGAAAGTTTTCCGTATTAACGTTTATATCAAGAACAAGACTCAGACTGCTGAAGCTGCTTGGGGCACAGGTATGGATGCTTTGAGAAAAGATCCTGCTGAATCCTGGTTCGTTTCTACAGACCCGTATGCTAAGGATGCTGAAGGTAACAGCCTTTATGTTCCGAACGTAATTAACGGTCACTCTGAATACATCTATGTTTCTCGATCTTCTGTAAATGATGCAGCTGATAATCATGGTGCATACCAACAGCCTGCTCAGACTTATGCAATTTACGGCTTAACTGGTGGTAAGAACTCTACCAAGAACAACATTTCTGAAAAGACTGCTGCATTGGATCTTTACAAGGACCGTCAGCGTGCTAAGTTCGATATCTTGTTCAACGTAGATGCTGTTGATACATTCAACGGTCGTCAGCGTTTCGCTGCTCACCAGAGAAAGATTGCTCAGATTGCTGCAGCAAGAACTATGGATATCGGTGTTGTTCAGGTAACTTCTAAGGTTCCGAAGACTGCAAAGCAGATGCTTTCTGAATCTAAGATGTTCAGCTTCAATAACGGTAGCTATGTTGCTGAATATGGTGGTTACGATAAGTATTACAACTCTTCTGTAGCTTCTTGGATTTACTTGCCGAAGTCTATTGCTGGTGCATGTGCTATGGCATACTGTGATACCTTCTCTTATCCGTGGATGGCTCCTGCTGGTGTCTCACGTGGTACGATTGGTTACACAAATGGCCAGTTGCTTAAGCTCACTGACGACGAAATCGGTTTGCTTTACGACAACAACGTTAACACGACTCGTGATTGCGGTAGTTATGGTGTTGTTCTCTGGGGTCAGAAGACTGCTCTCAAGAAGAACAGCTTGCTCAACAGAATTAACATCCGTCGTTGCTTGAACTATATCGAAAAGCGTCTTGAAAACATGATGACTCCGTATTTGTTCATGCAGAACAGTGTTAATACTCGTTCCGCTGCTAGAAACGATATCGATTCCTTCTTGAACAGGGTAAAAGCTGCTGAAGGTATTGATAGATACGCACTCAGCGTAACTCAGGATTCTGAAGATCCGACAATCATGAACGTTGCAATTCAGTTGTGGCCGACAAGCGCAATCGAATTCATCGATGTTAAGATTGTTATTAACCGTTCTCGTGGCGTTAGCGTCGAAGAAGGTTAATAAAAACCAAAATTTAAAAGACGGTCCGCAAGGGCCGTTTTTCTTTTATATTATGAAGAAAACTATAAATAATGCATGGATTACATATTAAAAGAAACTGTTACTGATATTAGATATACAGCAAATCTAAAATTTACAGAAAAAATTGGCGATTCCATCAGAACTGGTAATTTTAACATTAACTTAGTTGATACTATATTGTCAACTAATATATCAATTAATGGTAGTAATTTTGCAAATTATGGTATTACTGCGCCTTTTACTACAAAAACAAAACAGATTGATGATTCGTTAGTTAATAATGGTGGTATTGTAGTATATTTGAATAATGATTATGAGCTTAATATAATTGCAATACCAATGTGTATCTGCGGAGATGAAACAATCGGTTTCTTTTCGATGAATGCTGAAATTACTTTTCCAGCATTTGGATTTACTGCAAAGTTTCTTATAAAATTATGTCCAACTATTGTTCGTAATCCAGTTCCAGAACAGTTAGTTGAATCTTATGAAGACCCGATTTTACCATTAAGAAATGATAGAGTTGGAAAAGATTATACTCCAGAATATGGTATAAATTATCCATCTACAAATATAAAGTATAAAACAACAGATTCATTATATGTAAATACAAAAACTAGTGGTGATCATGGATTTAGTGCACAAAGTGGTTTTAGTGCTGAAATATTGAAGCCAGATTATCCAAGAGTTCCATGCTATGTTAACCATCTTAGAGTTTATACAATTCCATATGAATTTGAGCCGTTAACAACATTTAGATATGATTGGAGCACAGTAAAGTCATATTTATTTGATCCTCTTAATAATAAAAAAGAAGATATTGTTTATGATGTAACTGATATTATAACAAGTCCAGAATCAACGATTGTTGTTTCATCAAATGGTAACGATTATAAAGCAACATTCCAATATTATGATGTAAAACAATATATTTTTAAAGACGCTGATGGTTACTTTAAAAATAAATTAACATTTGAAATTTCTCAGTGGTCTAAAGAACCTATTGCAAAGCCATTACATCTTATTATCGAAGTTACTGGTGGTCTTACTCCAGATGGTGGTAGAAGTGAAGCATGGCCGATGGAAGACGATGTTTATATTTTGGATAAAGATAATCCAACATGGTATGGTTTAGTTGAAGTTAAAAATAGAAATAAAGATTACTTCACGTTAAAACCAACTACTACTTGGAATCCAGAACAACATCCGTATGAAGAACTTGGTCCTTATGAACATGATCAGCATGATTATGATTATGAAACATTATATTATTTAAGTGGTATTAGTGCTGATAAAGACGGTAGTGTAAGAACTATTGATATAAATTCTTATCTTAATGTTTCTGATAATCCTGATTATACTTGGGAACAGATGAAGCGTTATACTAATGCTGATAATACTATTAAATTAAAGTATATAAAGACTAAGTTAAAGCGTCTTAAAATTTTTAGAGAACCAATTGTTCCAGATGTATTAAATTACAAAAATAATAAGATTGATTTAAAATATAAAATAGAGAATACAGATAAGGATTTTTATCATTCATTAGATGAATATAAAACAATAATTGATGAAATAATTAAAGCTGAATGGTCACATACCAATAATTTAGATTATAATGTATTTGAGAATCCAATTATTTCTGCAAATGATGACTATATTACAATTACATTTAGTGGAATAAATTTCTCTGCATTGAATCCAGGTGATGTTGAAACAAATGCAGACATAAATGTTTCTACGTGGATTGCAGATGAAGATGGTGTAAATCATATTAGTCCTGATTGGAATGCAGCTGAAGTTAAAGAACAAACTGAAATTTCAGATTATTGTTCAATTACTTATAAAAAGACTAAATTAAATCCGCTGAATATTTCTGCTACGTTTGGTACTAATGGAAATGAATTAGATTTTAGAAAACCAACTACTGATATTAGTTTTATTATTGAAAATACTGATGCTGGTTTCTATGGTACTGAATATGTAACTACTATTGATAGAATAATACATGAACAAGAATGGTCTGAAAATCTTGACATTCCATCAGAACCAGAGACTACATTAAGTGGTGATAAGTTAATAGTTACATATCATGATGTTGGATTTTCTGCTATAAAGTCAGGTGTAGCAGATGAAGATTTAACTACAACTGCTGAAGGTACTGGTGTAGCATGGATTGAAGATAAAGATGATGATTATCATGTAAGTCCTGATTGGAATGCATTTGAAGTTGCACAACAAACTACAGCTTATACTGATTTGGATTTAAGTTATACAAAAATTAAATTACCAAGATTAGTTATTGATGAAGAAAAAACTATTACAGTTCCAGCAAATAGACAATTGGCTGGTGCTGCAACTGGTAAAGTGATTTATGAGGTAATTAATAAAGATGAAAATTTCTATGGCAATGAATATGAAACTATTTCAGCAAGATTAGGCCATGGTTTGATTGAAACTCCATTGGGTGGTTGTCATCTTTATTTACCAGATCCAGATGTTGACCAAATTTCAGGTAATAGATGGCGTGTTACTTATGATGGTTTATATTTCCAAGATAATTATAGTGGTGCTATTGAATTACAATTATCAGCTGCTATAAATGATGGAACACCTCATGTTAGTCCGGATTGGTCTAAAGATGAAGTTATTTATTGGACATCTGCTATTTGTTCTTCTGAAACTTGGGCACATAATACAGATGCAATAGACCCATTTACTATTACATATTCATTATATAGTCCATCTGCAGATGAAGATAGAATTCACTGGTTAGCAAAAGATAGAGAAGGATATTTAGGTGTTGGTTCTGCTCATGTAGTTATTAATAATCCGAATGTAAATTATAGAACAGAGCCATCCGCAGTAAAACTTATATATAACTTACCAAGAAATGCATCTGCTGAGAATTTTGATGATTCCACCTATACAACTGACGGTAATATATCATTTGATATATTAGGTGTTGAAGTTGACCATGAAAATTCTGCAACTAATGCATATATAAAATCTTGGGGTGTATTTACAGCTATAGGATATGACCCAGCTGCAATTGCAGAATTAACAACAGTTGAAGAAGAATCTGAATGGTGGAAATATAAGAAAGTTATTCCTGATATTTATCCTTATGATGATTTTATTAACTTTAGTTTATATACTTTATCTAATCTTGAAATTAATGGTGGTAGAATTGGCTCTAGAACTTTAGCAGCAAGAAATGTTATATGTAATAATGGTGCTAGATTAGATTCAGATATATTACTTGCCTCTGGTTGTAGTATAACTTTTAATTCTAGTATTAATATATGTGGCAATATTTCTGCAGAGTCAGCATATATAAATAATCCACCAGTAGTAAGTACATTTAGTGGTCAATTATATATTTCAGATTATTTAAAAGTAGGTAGTGATATTCATGTGCCAGTAGTTTATACAGGCGAAAATTGTCAAGTAGATTATGAAGGACATGCAACTATAGAATCATTACGTACATGGGAAAATCCTGAATTCGCTAATTTAAAACCAATTCCAACTGCAGAATTTGTAACTACTGGTACTGCAACAGCTAGAAATGGTGAAGTATTTGGTGTACCTGGAACATATACTACTGCAGCATATGATGCATTAAATTTAGGTGATCATGAAGCAGTAACATTCTATCCTGGTAAATATTACTTTAATTCAATAAGTGTTGATACTGACTGTACATTTACAATACATAATGGCTTATCAACTGAAGAAGATGATAATTCTATTATGATTTTTGTAAATAATGCAAATTTTGCTGATAGATTAACATTAAATGAAGATTGTACTAATGCATTTGCATTTAGACTTTATTATGCGGGCACAAGTACAATGCAATTTGGTGTTGCTTCACAATCTGACTTTGGAACATTAATTGCACCATCTGGTACAATATCATTGAGAAATGATGCAAAATGGAATGGTCATATATGGGCACAAAATGTTATTTTAGCACAAGGGGCAGAAGTGAATAATGATGGCTTAGATTAAAAAGAACCCGGTTAAAAACCGGGTTTTTTATAATAAAAATAATTTTTATTACGGAACTTTGACGCCAGGAATAGGAGTCACGTTATTACAATCGCAACCTCTGCAGCTGAAAATCTTTGTATCTGCATCAATCTTGCTTGGTTCAAGAAGTTTGTGAGTGTGGCCATCACCAACAGGCTGAACAACACCATCTTTAATGAAGTGAATATGTCCACCAACCATTGTGATTGGAGTAGGAGCATTCAAATTAGACGGTTCATTGATAGCATCACTTGTTCTACCATAACCAGTTTCATCGAAAATCCAGTATTCGTGATGGTGCGGACCCATAGCTGAAGAGCCTTCAAAAACATCAGTTAAGCCGATCTGAGAAGTATTTTCATTTAATGCATTAGTGCACTGTTCTGTAACATAATCTGAGAATTTTTTCATATTATTGTTTCCTCACTTTATATTATTTATAAATACATATATAGCATTATTACATAATGAGGGATTTATGGATAAGATAGATGAAGGATTTTTCCTAAAAGACAAATATAAGAAGTTTAAAGATCTTGTCGTCAAGGCTTTAATAGATAGAAAGATTCTGATTGATAAATATCAGCATTTGATTGATAGCTATTGTAGAGATTTCTTTATTGATAAGATGTCAGTTCATGATTGCATTGACAGTATTGTTGATTCTATTAGGTCAAAAGAACGTCAAGCAGTATCTGAATCTAAACGAATTTTAAGAGAAAACGGATATCGCATTGGCAATAAACGTAAATAATAATGTATTTCTACAGCTCGGCCGGGAAGTATATACTTCCTGGCTTTATTTCAACAAAAATATCAAATTTTGACTTATAAATAAAATATAAGAACTGAATAATCTAGTTAAATTGGAGGAATCAAAATGGATAAAATTCTTGAAACTCTTTCACAAAAGTTCACGGCGGAAGAGCTGAATGAGGTCAAAAAGGCCATTCAGATGACAGTCGATGAAAAAGTTAAGGTGAAAGCAGACGAAGAAGCCAAGGTGATTGCCAAGAAAGCTGATGAATTCTGTCAGAAGAAGATTAAGGAAGCTGTAGAAAAGAAGACTGCTGAAATCGAAGACATTGCTAATAAATTCTGCGCTGAACGTTGCGAAAAGTTAAGTGAAGAAGCTAATGCCAAGGTTGAAGCATACAAGAAGAAACTTGAAGAAGCTTCAGAACAGTATATCCTTGAATACTTCGATGAAAAGTTCACAGAAAAGTATGGCAAAGAACTTGAAGCTTTGGAAGAAAAAGTTATTACTGGCCTTGATAAGTATCTTGAATACAATATCAACGAAAAGATTAGTCCGGCTTTGATTCACAAGACAGCACTTTCCGAAACATATGCTCCGATTATCGACGGTATCAAACAGTTGTTCGAAGATGAATATGTTCCGATGGACATGAGTGGTTCTAAGAAGATTCGTGAAATGAAGGTTGAAAACGCTGAACTTCAGGCTTCTTTAAAGAAACAGCTCGATGAGAATATGCGCCTTGCTGAATTGGTCGAAAGCACTGGAAAGAAATCTTTGATTTCTGAAAAGGTTGCTGATCTTTCTGCTGAACAGAGAATCAAGGTAAAGAAATTCTTTAAGGATAAGAGCCTCAATGAAACCAAGAAGGACATTGATGCCTACATCGAAATGATTCAGGAACAGACTGAATCTATTGATTCGATGAGATATGAAAGGGAACGTCTTTTTGAAAACAGAGAACGTCCGGTCCGTAAGACTCGCTATGTCGAAGATCGTACAAACGAACCCTTAACTGAAAAATTTAAACCAGCTCGCAAAGAATTAAGCGCACGCGAACGCATGATGCTTGGATCTGCCAGCCTAATTGAGGAAAATTAAGCTAAAAAACGAAAAATCCAATTTTTCGTGTATAAATATATTATAAAGAATTAAAAATATTCAAAAATTTTTAATAGGAGAAAAAAGAAAATGAAAATTACAAAGACACAAGCTGGTATGATGGAACGCTGGGGCAAGGCTCCGGGTGGTCTGTCAGTTTCTGGCATTAAGGATAATTTGATCCGTTATAATACGGCTCGTCTTCTTGAAAACCAGCAGACTAAGAACCTCGGTTCTGAACTCTTGACTGAAGATTTCACGCAGGGTGTTGGTGCTCCGCTCGGTCTCGACCAGGGTATTCCTCATGGTGGTGACGCTAAGGGTGTATTTGCTCCGATTTCTCTCGCTCTCGTTCGTCGTGTATTCCCACAGCTCTTCGCTAACGTCCTCGTTGGTGTTCAGCCGTTGACTGGTCCTGTCGGTCTTGCATTCGCACTCCGTTACATTTATAAGACCAATAATCCGAACGAACTCGTTGAAGCTGCATGGAAGGCAGTTCCTCGCTTCTCTGGTTACACCGGTTCTACCGCTAATACAGATGGCGAATGGGATGCTGGTACTGGCGTTGATACTCAGTCTGCTGAAGGCTGGAAGATCACCGGTCCTACTTTCGGTTCTGATGACCCGTCTGTAAGCCGCAAGATGCCGGAAATTGGTTTAA